GAAGTAAGATTTGATGTTGCAGATACAGAAGTTGAATATTTCACTGCAGATGTAACATTTAAATATTCTATTTTTGAATTAAGAAATTCCAAGAATAAAAAATTATGAAATTTGAAGACTTGAAAACCCTCTTTAATCATGTTAAATCAGAATGGCAAGAAGATTCACACATCGACTTCCAGTTTAAAAACAAACAATACTCAGCAGACCTAGCACAAATCTCACTAGACATCCCTTACCAGCACAATAAATATTTAAACTTCTACAACGATTTCTCTACAGAGAAGACAGCACTGGAGTTCCAGTATCGTATGAAGTTAAAAGAAAAAAGAGAATATTATCAGGGGGAAGCAGATCCCGAAGTTTACAAAGAAAAACCTTTTGGACAATCCATTAAAACATCCGAGAAGATGAAAGTATATCTAGAAGCGGATGAGGATTTAATTAACATTGAGATGAAAATAGAGTTTATTAATAAGGCACTTTTCTTTTTAGATAATATTCTCAAGATGATTTCTAACAGAAGTTTTCAAATTAAAAACGCTATTGAGTGGGAAAAATTTATTAACGGCAATTAATTATTATGACAAACAAAAAATATTTTTTTATGGCTGGATTGCCTAGAAGTGGCAATACTTTGATTTCTTGCATCTTAAATCAAAATCCAAAAATTAAAGTATCGGCAAATAGTTTAGTATCAGAAATTTTTTATAATTTAGAAGTATTAAAAAATAATAACATTTATCAAAATTTTCCAGATGAAAAATCTTTAGAAAATGTAATTTCTAATATTTTTGATAGTTATTATCGCCATTGGGAATGTGAATATATTATTGATAGAAGTGTTTGGGGAACTCCAGACAATTTATTTTTATTGCAAAAATATCTAAAAAATGATATAAAAATAATTTCGCCAGTGAGAGATTTATTGCATGTTATATCCTCAATGTATGACCAACAAAATGATATATTAAATAATATCATAAATTCCTGGTCTTCTAGTGGATGGAGAATGCCTTGTGATAAAACGCTAGAAGAAGTGAAATGTGAAATACTTATGGAAAAAGATTCTATGATAGAAAAAAGTCTTTTATCTGTAAAAAATCTTTCATCAAAACAAAATAAAAAATTTACTAAATTTATTGAATATGATGATTTAGTAGAAAATACCGAAAAAGAAATTAAAAAAATTTATGAATTTTTAGATATAGAATATTATAACCACGATTACACTAATTTAAAACAATATGAAGTTAATGGAATCAAATATAATGATTATGTCGTGGGTCAAAAAAATAATATGCATTATATAAAATCTCAAATTACAAAATCAAAAACAGATTTAAAAAAATTCAATCAAAAAATAATATCTAGATATTCAAATCTAGAGTGCTGGAGAGAATGAATGAGCACTTTGACAATTAAAAAGAAAAACGAAGTATTCCTACAAATCACAGCAGAACCAGGAATACATATGGAGCTATCGGATTATTTCACATTCGATGTTCCTAACGCAAAATTCATGCCACTGTATCGAAACAAAATGTGGGATGGAAAGATTCGTTTGTATTCTCCTGGCACTGGTGAATTGTATTGTGGATTAACAGAGCATCTCAGAGAATGGGCACAGTTTAAAAATTACAAATTGCAATTTGAAGACAACAAATTCTATGGTCATGTAGATGACAAAGATGAATTGGTATCTCTTGAAGGTGTCAAATATTTCATGAATAAAATTTGTGTCAAACATCCACCAAGAGATTATCAATACAAAGCAGTATATGAAGCGTTAAAAAATCATCGGAAACTTCTGCTATCTCCTACAGCATCTGGTAAATCGTTGATGATTTATTCTTTGGTACGTTATTATGTTGCTAATCATAAACGCATTCTTATTATCGTGCCAACTACATCTCTTGTAGAGCAAATGTATTCTGACTTTGCAGATTACGGTTGGGATGTAGAAGAGCACTGCCATAAAGTATATGGCGGTAAAGATAAAAATACTGATAAAGAAGTTGTCATCTCAACTTGGCAATCTATCTATAAATTTCCGAAAAGATACTTTGATGATTTTGAATGTGTAATTGGAGATGAAGCACACCAGTTTAAGTCTAAGTCACTGACTGGTATCATGACTAAGTTACATCAGGCTAAGTATCGGTTTGGTTTTACTGGCACACTTGATGGATCTGCTACACACAAATGGGTGCTGGAAGGATTGTTTGGTCCTTGTGCTCAAGTAACAAAGACTGATAAACTTATTAAAGAAGGGCATCTTGCAGAATTTCAAATCAAAATTCTTTTGCTCAAACACGAATCTCAAACTTTCTTCTCGTATCAAGATGAAATTGATTATTTGGTAGAGCATAAGAAAAGAAATAATCTAATTAAAAATCTCGTTAAAGATTTAAAAGGTAATACTCTCGTGCTTTTTAATTATGTTGAGCGTCATGGAATGCCTCTTTACGAAAACATAAATAAGAGTATCGGAGATACCAGAAAGGTATTCTTCGTTTATGGTGGAGTGGATACCGAAGAGAGAGAAGAGATTAGAAGTATTACTGAGCGAGAAACAAACGCTGTAATCATTGCTTCTTACGGTACATTCAGCACTGGCATCAACATTCGTAATCTTCATAATGTGGTGTTTGCATCTCCATCTAAATCAAGAGTTAGAAATTTACAATCTATCGGTAGAGTCCTTCGTAAAGGTGAAGGAAAAGAGTTAGCAACTCTTTATGATATTGCTGATGATATATCAGAAAAACCACATAAAAATTATACTCTAAAACATTTAGAAGAGAGAATTAAAATTTATCAAGAAGAAAACTTTAGGTATGAAATTATAAAAATTAACATAGGATAATTATGGAAGAAGAATTCTATGCGTCACTTAAATTAATGTCTGGCGAAGAAATCGTTGCAAAAGTTTCGTACGACGCAGACGAAGATGTTTTAATTATTGAAAATCCTCGATTAGTAAACGTTGTTGAAATGAAACGAGGAAAGTCATCCGTCAAAGGTTTTACTTTTGAAACATGGATGGCAGCAACCTATGATGAAATGTTTATCATTAAAAAAGACCACATCATAACAATCACTGAATTAGATACAAAAATTCAAAGATTTTATGAAAGGTCTTTACAAAAAGAAAATGGAGATGATGCATCTACTAAAGTAGATATTAAAAATCAAAGAGGATATTTAACTTCAATTAAAGAAGCTCGTAAGTCTTTAGAAGATATATTTAAAAGAAGCTAACATAACCTTTGACCCGCGACATCGCTAATTATACAAGGAATTGAGGGGTCTGTCAAGCCCTCTTGCTTTTTTTCCACAGGTGTGTTACAATACGCACAAAGGATGTAAATAAAATGGCAAAAAGGAAAACAGAAAACTATGTAAATAACAGAGATTTCTTAGATGCCCTGATGGTGTATCGTAAAGAAGTTGCTGCCTGTGAAGCATCTGGACAACCAAAACCCAGAGTGCCTCCTTACATAGGTGAGTGTTTCCTCAAGATTGCCACTCACTTATCATACAAACCTAACTTTGTCAACTACATGTTTAGGGAAGATATGATTTGTGATGGTATAGAAAATTGTTTAACATACATTCACAACTTCGATCCAGAAAAATCCACTAATCCTTTTGCCTATTTTACTCAGATTATTTACTTTGCTTTTCTCAGGAGAATTTCTAAAGAGAAAAAGCAATTAGAAATCAAAACAAAAATCCTTGAAAAATCTGGATTTGATGAAGTTTTATATACAGACAATTACGGTAGTGATATGGCTGGGTATAATAGCAGTCACTCAGATATGAATAGCATTAAAGAATCCCTTGAGATGAGATCTAAACGATGACTGTAGCACTTATTACCGACCAGCATTTAGACGGGAGAAAAGGTAGTGTCGCGTTTTGGGAATACTTCAAAAAATTCTATGACGACATTTTTTTCCCAACACTGGAGAGACATGGAATCAAGACTGTTATTGACCTCGGTGATACGTTTGATAATCGTAAGGGGATTGATTTCAATGTTTGGAACCGTGTGCGTAGTTATTATTTTCAACGC